CAAAGGAGTCATGGGTCGTAAGTGGGATGCAAGGAACAAGGCATGGCGAGTACCACTATCTCAAGGAGCATTCCTCAAGGGTAGACTCGATGGTATCTATCAACCACTTGCCGATGCTATCTCTTCAGTCAGTGGTATGGACAAGGTGCTTGAGTCTCAGGCTGAACGTATTGCTTTGTCCAGTGCCGCATCACTGCATGACGATGATAAGATTGAGGACATGCGTGTTCGTTTAGCCGAGCAATTTCCTGAAGGTCGTGAGTTGTACCCATTCCAGTACGTTGGTGTTCGCTTTGTCGAACTGGCTGGTGGTCGTGCTTTGATTGGTGATGACATGGGTGTGGGTAAGACTATCCAAGCCTTGTCTTATGCCGCACTCCATCCTGAGAATCATCCAGTCCTCGTTGTTGCACCAGCCAATGTCAAGTATAACTGGGTCAAGGAGTTCACTACATGGCTACCCAACCTCACTGTTGAGGCAGTGAAGAATGGTAAGTCGGACATACCTGACACTGATGTTGTCGTCATCAACTATGACCTCATGAAGAAGCAACAACTTGCGCTTGAAGATGCTGGGTTCAACATCGTCATCTTCGATGAGTCACACTACCTCAAGAACAGTAAGGCTCAGCGTACTCAAGCCTCACTTGCTTTAGCCAACACAAGCAAGGACATCATCTGTTTGTCAGGCACTGCCATCACTAACAGACCCATTGAGTTCTTCACTACACTGAACCTGCTTCGACCTGTTGAGTTCGGTAACTTCTTTGCATACGGGAAACAATACTGTGATGCTCACCACACTGGTTACGGTTGGGACTTCAAAGGTTCATCCAACGAGGCTGAGTTGCATGAGCGAACCAAGACCTTCACCATTCGTCGGCTCAAGAAGGAGGTCATGGATGAGTTACCTGACAAGATTCGTCAGGTCGTTGATGTCGTACCTACTCCGAAGGAGATGAAGACCTACAAGAATGCTCAAGCCTCATGGTTGAATGAATATCACATGCATAAAACCGCTGGTCATATCCCTGCTGGCTTTGTCTTGAACATGCTCACTGAACTACGACACCACTGTGGTGTACTCAAGATTACTGCTACTGCTAACTGGGTTCGTGAGTATCGTGAGGTCACTGGTAAGCCTACCATTATCTTTGCACATCACAAGGATGTAGTAGATGGGTTGGTTGATGAACTCAAGGGTGAGTTTAGACTCGGACTCATCACTGGTTCAGTTGCCGCTGAGAAGAGGCAAGAGAGAGTCGATGCTTTCCAGCGTGGTGACATTGATGTTATGATTTGTTCTACTGTCGCAGCGAAGGAGGGCTTGACCCTGACTCGTGCTGACACTGTGGTATTCATTGAGCGTGAGTGGTCACCTGCATGGGAGGAGCAAGCCGAAGACCGTGTGAATCGTATCGGTCAAGACGCTGAGACTGTTCACGCTGTCTACCTCTCAGTCAAGGGAACCATTGATGAGAAGTTCAATGCAGTTGTCGAAGAGAAGCGTGCTGTCATTCAGTCCATCCTTGATGGCGGAGATGCAGTGGAGCGAAAGGGTATTGCTAAGGCACTGCTACAATCAATGGTGGATGCTGGTGACATACCTGCTGACATGCTACGAGACTTGGGGGTGAAGGCTTGATGCATTACTTCGGTGCTTGCCCTGCATGTGACATGCCTTGTTCTTATACTCTCAAGAATAATACTTGGGTGTGCAACTGTGACTGCGAGGAGGTGAGGGTTTGAGATTCACAATGAACTCATGTCACCAACGAGGATGTGACAAGCCTACACCTGCTGGGTTTAGACGTTGCGCTGAATGCATGAGAGGTAACACGCCTCAAGCACAGAAGAAACAAGAAGAAGAATGAAGTTGATATATAAAGCAACAGTAAGAAAACACACAAGAGGAATGATACTATGACGACGAATGAAGAAGATAAGAATACATATGTGGTGCGTCACTACTTTAGCAAGTTCATTGATGTTGAAGTGACTGCTACAAGTCTTGAAGAAGCATTAGAGAAAGCAGAGATACCTACAATCGAATGGTTCAACGAGAACGATACTGCATTCGTTGAATCAGACGCTGAGTTAATTGATACGACAGGAGAGGAAGAAGAATGAGAAAGATGAGAATAAGAAAGATAAGTATTGATGCATCAGATGCACTGATGAATCGTAGAAACTTCGAGCGAAGCAACACAAGAGTAACAGTAGACCCTTCGGGGGCTGCATATTTACAACTCTTTGGAAACACCATCGCTGAACACAGCAACGATGGTACACTATCCATCAGTGATGGTGACCATCAATCAGTTACAACCAAAGACAGACTCAACGCACTACCCCATGTAAGTATTTACCAACGTGACTATATATGGTATCTCAATGATGTGCAGTGGAATGGTGAATGGATTGCTGTTCGTGACCCTGCACTTACTACTCCACAAGATGATACTGTAGAGGAGGAGATACTGTGAGCGAGATAAACTTCATTGATGCATTGGAATGTGTTATCAATACACTTGAGCGTGGTCTTGAGATGAACTCACAAGCAGGTGCGCCAAGTGTTATCATTGATACTTTGGCTGATGCTCGCAACCATGCCTATGCTATCGACAAGTTGCTCAATGACGACACAGATATTATCGTTGGACTGGATGACACTCCACTCACTACCAATCATACGGAGGAATTAGAATGACTGAAGACAATACATGGGGAGCAGACGAAGAGAACATCATCGCTGGAGTCAAGGCACACATGACTTGGTTCAACGAGAACACTGATGCTATTGTGAAGGCCGACCAACAAAGAATACAAGACCTACATGATGTTGGCTTTACGAACTCAGCACACGCTCAGTTAATAGACATCCTCAACGATGTCACAGAGGCTCAACGAACAGTTGAACGCTATCAGGAGTTGGGTGAAGACAAAGAGGGTAATGTAAGTGGACACTTACGCCATGCAGTATTCTGCCACATCAATAACTTCCGTGTCAGAGTTGGTCATCGACTGGGTATGAAAGAAGTATTCAATGTGAGGAAGTGGTGACATGACTGACGAACCAAAGAACACAGCATACAAATGCCCCAACTGCGAACATCAATGTAGTAAAGGATTCTTGGATGCTGAATACACACACTCTCCATGTGGTTATCCGTGTAACACTGCGGGTTCACAATACACAAGAGTGGGGTTGGTAAAATGACATACAGAATTACAGTCGGGCAGAACCAATGGCTCATCGCTGAGTATCTCGGTAAGACAGGTAGGCAATCACTTTGGCAGGTGACTGAATCTCACAGGCTACCTCAAATTAAAGCAGGTGATATGCTACGTCAAGACAACAAAGGAATGTTCGTTGCTTACTCAAGCGTCGATGCAACAAGACCAAACTATCGTCTACCATCTCACACTCAGTACACCAAAGATAACTATGTCGAGGAGGAGTGACTCCCATGCAGTCTATAGTATTTCACGAGTTGATATATAAAGCAACATTAAGAATGGTGATAGCATGATTGACAACCCTGATGGAACAAAGAGCCTCGTGCTCTTGAAGATGATACAAGAGCGTAGACCTACATCAACAGCAACGTGGAGAGAAAACGACACAAAGTTAAGAGTCTTTGACAACTTCTTAGATGCAAGAAAGTTCGTTTACGAATGGCTCAACAGGATGATGGAGTCCGCACACAGAAGTCCTCGTATCAATATAGAGTGGACACATCACTTGGAGAGAACCTACTCTGAGTCAGCACTCCATCCTGAACGAGTGATGCCTACAATCACAGTCGAGTGGAGTCGTACTACAGACCGCAAACCGTACAAACGCTATGTCATTGGTGACATGAGTGTTGGCACAATTAGTTACTCACCTGCACAGAAAGAAGAGAATGAAAACCAATCAACTGAATGATGTTGATATATAAAGCAACAGTAAGAATACAGAATACAAACCAAGAGGAATGATACTATGACGGAGAACCTAACATTAGAACAACTGAACAGTAGCGATAGGCTGAAGGCCATGAAGTCACAGAAGGCAAAGGCTCTGTTCACTCATCGCTCAGCACATACTAACTACGCCATCCCTAAAGACTGGCGACCACTTGACATGGTGGCTATCCATCTGACTGACACACCACTTCACTTGGTATCAGCAGGTACAATCATTGGCTACCCATGCTTCTTGAGAACTTGCCCTGAGTCTCCTCGTCATGGTGTGATTGAATCCATTCGTTGTGATGACGAACTCTCCCTCGTCTCTAACTTTGGTCGTCTTGTTAGCATCATGAAGAGTGAAGACCCTGATGGTTGTATGCTTCTCATGCCATTCATTGATGCATCCTCATCCTCTGTCATGGCTCTGTCTCATCCTGAAGTAGATGATACTGGCAAGACCATCATGACTACCAATGACAAGGGGCTTGAAGTCCCAGTCATGTTTCAAGGCTACAACATCATGGGAGTAGGACACGATGGTGTCACTGCTGGTCATGGCTTCAACCTCGCTTTCCCTCTACGAGTTGATGAGTTCGACAAGGACAACATGATTATGAACGCACTGTCTTATGCTCCTACTCACCACGAACTTGAGTTCGTCTTCAACCTCGCTGAGTCCAACCGCAATCGTGGTGTCATGGACTTACCCTCTGTGCATCACTCTCTCACACAGATTCGTGGTGCTCCTTCTCACACTCCAGTCATGCCTCCACCTGAAGGTGTTGATACTATCGGTATGGTTCCGCAAGGTGAGGTAGTCATCCAAGACTTCATCATCATGAGTGGGCTTGAAGAAGTCGCATGGCTTGAAGAGAACATCACCAAGGAGAAGTGTCCTGAAGGTTACATGGTTGTAGAACCTGCTGGTAATCGTCTCTCTCACATCTATGCTCACTGTCGTGGTGTCGGTGTCCCCTATGCTATCACTCCCTCTGTCTCTGTAGGTGACCGCTGGGTTGAGGCGTCTGCTGGTTGGGTTGTCCTCGACAACGATGGTAACTTTGAGCCTAAGCCCTATGCACCTCATGCTTACCTTGCTGACTTCTCTCGTGGACTCAAGGATGGTAACCTCTACTGGCGTAAGCAACAAGGTTGGTTCTCAACCTTCTTCCACCAGTGGGTCAGTCTACCTATGAGCAAGCCACAAGATGTAGCATACCTTGCTGGTATGTTCTGTGCTTGGTTACCTAAAGCCATGCTCGCTCTTGGTCTTGGTGAGATGCGCCATGCTCGTGGACTCAAGACCAATGCTAATGCTGAGTTGTTCGCTACCATGACGGCCTGTATTGGTTCAGATGTGTGGAAGAAATTGAACAACACACCACACCTTGATACTACTCGTGGTCACTACTATGCGGCCATCGGTCATCTTGAACTCGACTGGGGTGACTCGGCTAAGATGCTTCGCTTCCTGAACAAGCACTACCGCAAAGGATGGTCTTCATCCTACGGTGGTGTCAAGTGGGGAGACTCTATGTTGATGGGTGCTGAAGTATGTGATGCTCTACAAGCATTCACTGCTGATGCTAATGAAGCAACATTGGGTGAACTCATCACAGTCGTGAACAAAGCGGAGAACGCCGTTCACAACAACGGTTCACTGTTCAACAAGTGGCTAAGCAAGTATGCCTTTGATGCTGGTACTGCTGGCTTCAACCCACGTCGAGACATGGATGCTATGGCCTCCGTCTTTGAGATGGCTCGTGAGTTCCTTGATGATGACCTCGCTAATGTTCGTGCTGAATTTGAAGTAGCCTCTCCACCTGAGAATGATTGGAGTGACATACTTGACTACGTTGAGAAGAAGACTCCAGCCTACTGGCGTAAGACTCCTATGGCTTCAAGCAAGAATGTACATACTGCTCTACGAGAAATCATGGCTGTGCTACCTGCCAACTGGAGACACGGTGACAAGGGTAGCCACAACTCTCCACAGAACAAGGACTTCATCATGTGCGGTGTATCAACTTGTGAGAGTTGTGCGGCACACTTACAGTGGGCGGCTAACAATCCTCAAGAGATTCCAGCCACCCATCTATCTTCACTCAAAGCGTTGTTCGATGAGCACAGTGCTTCCCTTATGATTGCGACACCACCTGTTGATGTGTGGCTCGTCGGCTCTCAAGGTGAGACTCGGTTGAGTGTGAAGGAGCAGATTCTTTCCATCAAGGCCAAAGAGTTCTCCCCTACACCTGAACAGTTCTCTGACTTGTATGAAGCCATTGACACTTCTGACCCTGACTCTCCTGATATGATGCAGATACTAAGTAAGTATCTTGCCAAGCAAGGTGATGGTGTGGAACAGTTCCTTGCTGACATGGCTAAGTATCAGGACGAGAACAGTAAGGATGTGAAAGAATGAATTGGATGAAAGGATATGGAAACAAAGTTGGATGTCACACTGGTAACCCAGTTGTGTTTGAGATAGATGGTGTAGCAATACATGCTGGTGGTCACAGTCGTGACGGTGGGTGGCATCGTATGTCACCACTACCCGACCTCGCCATCGGCCCAGCACAGGTGATGGACAATCCTCGTGCCACTGTTGTGCCTGATGGTTGGACTTGTCAAGGCTACGTTGGTGGTGACACTCCAATGATTATCAGCATTGACTGGCCTGACTTCTCTATCCCTCAAGATGTTCACCGTGAGTTTTGGTTGGCACTCGTTGCCGACATCAAGCGGTTGGGTATCAAGACAGTCTCTACTCAATGTGTTGGTGGTCATGGTCGTACTGGTGTGCAACTATGTATACTCGGTTACCTCATGGGTGACCCTACTTGCCTCAAGCAACCTGACACTGCATCACTCGTTGAGTATGTTCGTGACATCTATTGTCACCATGCTGTTGAGGGTAAGTCACAACAGACTTACATCGCTGAAGTCTTACAGTTACCTGAAGGCAAGCCACTCTTCGCTTCGTTCAAGAAGAAGAACAACTTCACATTCACTGATACATCTGACTACCCCATGAAGAAGAATGGCAAGAAGGAGAATCAACCGAAGGCTGACTACTGGTTTGCTGATGAAGATGATTACGATGACGGAGATGGTTTCCCATCCACATGGTCATTGTACTCTTGTGGTATATGCAGTACACCTGAGTGGACTCACATTGATGACTCAGTACCTCAACAGTGTAACAACTGTGGAGCGCCTGAGATGATGCTGTCCACCGATGCACTGTATGATATGTCAGGCATCTGTCCTAAGTGTGACAACACTGTGTCTCACTTTGGTATGCATGATGATGGACACTGTGTTGTCTGTGCCGCTGAAGAAGCCAGTGTCAAGACTCGTGATGGTATGGTTCATTGTAAGAAGTCCAAGAAGTTCTACCTACCTGAGTTCATGAACGTAGAGACATGGCACTCTCGTGATGCTGAACGCACTGCTCTACTCAAGAAGGCAGAGCAAACCAAGCGAGCCAAAGACAAGAAGGGCAAAGGCAAAGGCAAAGGCAAAGGCAAAGGCAAGAACTACCCTGCGAAGAATAAGAAACAACTCAACAATAAGGAACTGAAGCGCAAGCAAGAGGAGTCTCGCTTACGAATCTCACACAAGAGTCTTGATGACTACTTGGATGAGCGTGGGTCTGACTTCGATGGACTGGGAGACTTCATCTGATTGTTGGTTGATATATAAAGGAACAATAAGAGGTAATAGTATGACAGAAGATTATGGCGAAGCAAGACTACAAGTAAGAACGCAGTTCGATAGTAACCGAATACACATTCAGGGTGTGGGTGAACCAACAGTGAATCGTAAGTATGGTATTGCACTTGAACTACGAGCACCAGTTGAACTAACAGAGTGGTTATCAGAACAACCACCTACACTACCGAGTCCAGCAAGTGGCTCTGTTCTCTATGCACCATTGGAGGTTATCTCCTATGTGGAACAACAAGGTACAGTGCAACTACTCATCAAAGGTACAGAGTTGAATCATCCAAGTGGGGCTATGCTCGATGTCAAGGATGACTCGACAGCAGTGGGTACACTTATCACATTCGTGAAGAACACATCATCAGGTCTTGTGATTGAGAGTGGCGATGTCTACTCGACTGGCGAGGAGGAATGAACATGGTAGACATGGGAACGCTGGATGCGATTGCATACAACCATCACTGGCATGGTGCTGGGGAGATTACTCGTGAGACTTTACAAGAGCACTACCCTGACATACTCAATGACTTATACGACGGTGCAGTTGTGAAACAAATCCAACAAGTCATTGAGATGTGGAACGACACACTCAAAGATTTCAAGAAGATACTCAGGAGTGCCTGAACATGACACATCCACAGATTTACACAGACATGTCAGTACAACTCGCTGAAGATATGGAAGCGATGGCTGAACATGGCTTGGGATATTCACCAAGCATACACGGCTTCTTACTTCCGTTACCTGAGTCAGTGGTAACTTACTTAGCGCTACGCAAGAAAGCACTATCCGATTCATCGTGCCGAGCACAGGACACAGCGAGCACTCACCTTACATGGCTGACATACCATCAAAAGTTATCAACAGATTGCGAAGCCGTAGATGGTATTGCTTGGGAATTGGTGTATCAGGAACTCGCCAGTACGCACAACCTTTCTGTCGATGCGCTCAACTGTATGGAAATGGGGTTGAGTGCTGACCCAGCGAAGGCATACATTCATGTCACGGGAGTCAAGCCTATGCTCACTGGTTCAACAAAGACAACACCTGACTTTGTTGCTTATGCTAATTCACACGCTGAAGATTATGAGTGGGACTTGACTCAACTCTATCCACCAGCATTAGCACTGAGTATGAATGAGGTAAATCAGTTCGATGAGTTCATCAAGAGTACGATGGATGCGTTAGGTGTAGAGGGCGAAGCCCCATCGTTTCTTGATGTGATGATGGATGTAGGCGTAGGGGATGACGTTTCCCTCGCATGAGAATATGATAGTCACTAAGGAGTGTAACTGATATGAGCGAAAGCAAGGAACTGAGACTACTCAAAGAGAAACTACAGTATGTCTATGAGATGTACGGATTCAAAGAATGCGAGTGTTGCGAGATGCCGTATGATAACGAAAACGATGGTGTTTGTATGGAGTGTCCTCAGTGTGAGGGATGCGGAGAGCACACGGATATGCTACATGACGCTCCGAACGGAGACGGATGGTGTATAGAATGCATAAGGTCTATGCATGACACGTATGACCTCGCACGAGATTACAATGAAAACCGATGAACTGAAAATAGTTGATATATAAAGCAACAGTAAGAATAGAAACAACAAGGAGAATGAAAAATATGAGAGAAGATGTAAAGATAACTGGGAGTAGCGATACCCCTGTGACGAATGATGAACTGATAGAGTGTTTTAGATACGGAACCAGTGGTAAACACAAAGCGTGGAATGCCGCTACACTCTACTACGAAGGTAATGATTTGGGTGATGACGTGAACGCTCGTTTCTTGGGCTACAAAAACAACAAAACTGGTGTGATTTTCATGCTACAGAATTTCCGCTATGCTTCAGCAACTAATACGACAATCTACCATCTTGATGGTACGATGTCTGTCCAACAGATATACAAGAATGACCCAGCACATACTTACTTTGATATGATGGTCGAAGCCATGAAGAAGAGAGATTCGTTGAAGAATTGGGATGTAGTTTTATGCTCAGTCAAGGATTCAGTCAAACCTATCTTCAACAACCTTCACCTTTGGACACAGCGAGAGATAATGCCAAGATGTGACTTGAGTGATATATTCCAAGCCGACGAGGTTATTCAGAAGGGATGCAAAACTGTCCCCCATGTTAAGATTCCAATGAGCAAGGAAACGATAGAAAAGAAAAACAATATACAGGAGTTGATTATATGAGTGGAGAATGGAATGGATGGCAGACATGGAATACCTTTGCGAAAGCAGGTATTGTTGAGAACAACGTAGACTTCAGCGAAGAAGCGATTATCGTAGACCACGCTGTTGGTAGAACAAAGAATGCAATTGGTAAGTGCTGGCCTATGGATGCGGCAGTTGCTTACACACTCATGAAGGCTGGCCCGAATGTAGGTCTAACGTGGAGTGATATGGTAAACACTCACACTCGTGCCGCCGCTGTTATGATGACTGGTAAAGTTGGCTACGGTGAAGTTCCAACTCCATCTGTCAGTTCATGTGGCGAAGATGAAATCTTGGGCTACAATCACACGCTCGGCGTTCCCACGATAGGGAGTAACGGTAGCCTATACTTCAAAACTAATTGGGGCTCGACGGCTCTCAGGGTGTGGCTTGAAATCAACACAGAGAAACTCACTGAGTTGGGTCACGACGTTAATGCACTCAAACAAAAGTATGGGGTGATTCGTACACAACAGCAACAGAACTTTACACATGTTGTCTTGATGTCTGACTCCTACTTCGATGAACTTTTAGATGCGTTACAAGATTTCTTTGGCGACATTGCATTACATAAGGACTACATACACAAAACCATATGCAAAAATGTCTCACATACAAGAGGCGAGTGTGCATGGAAGGCTATAGATGACAAGACCTGTAGACACCACGATAACCCGACCAGTCGGATATGGGCTATGAGACGAAAGTCAGACCCCGATGCAACTACTTCTGACTTCATCACTGCATGGCGACGTGCTCCATGTAGTGCTGGTGATAATTACCACCAGTGGTCTACTACTGCATCATACATGGATGCCAAGAACGTCGTTGCATGGGATGAGATGCGACGTGGTATGGCTCAGGCTGTCCCTGAAGCAGATGTCATCAAGTCTATCCGTGAGTCGTTGGCTCGTATGCTTAAGCGTAATGACAACATCGTCTCTAAGTCTGGTCGTGGTAAAAACTCTCAGCACGCTTGGTCTGACTGGGGTTGGCTCGCTGAGATGAGTGCCTATGTCAAGAACACAAGCAGTAAGAACCGTAAAGCAGGTGACACTGAGAACGGTTGGAAATACTGCAAGGTTCGTTCCCGAACCTCATTCGGTCACGAGATTGCCGACTTCGTATGGAAGCCGATTGAAGAAATCAAGGACTACGTTGTTGGTCGTAAGGAGCCATCAGACTGGAGTGCGAGTTCTATCATGAGCAACCTTCGCTTCTCTACCAAGCAACAGTGTATCGACTTTATGAGTGCTGTTGCTCAGGCTCACATCGACAACAGTGGTCATTTCAGACAACGGACACATCAAGGTCTTGAGAAGAATGACGACGGTGAATGGTCTATCCGTTCCTTTACCATCGACATAACTATGCTTGGGAGTGTAGACCCTGACGATTATCTATCGCCACAACAGGTTATCGGTATGTGGAGACACGCCTCTGATGCTGTACTCGATGAGCACAAGCCTAACTTTGAGCGCAAACCAGCATACATTGTCACAGATATTCCAGTATCAGATGAGTGAGGGTTGCTGATGGTGAGCGATGACAAATACAAACATGCTCAGTTGAAGCCCTCGGCCATCACTCCTGATGGTATGTGGATATTACCCGATGGTCACAAGTGTGACCTCCGACATGTTCAATTACAACTCCCCGATGGGAGGGGTGAGGAGTGGGTCTTAGGTGTCATACTATCAAGCGAAGGGATATACGAAGTGTGTCCTGAATGCGAAGGTGACCTTAAGCAAGGCATGATTCTTATTATGGAGAAGCACCACTACTTGGTCGTGCGATGCTGTGACAAACTCCTCCTCTACGAGAATCAAAAGATAAACTTGGATATATGGATGTGAAATTATGACAAAAGAATACGAACCTGAATTGAAAGTATGGGCGCTTGAACACTTTAATCAAATGGCTGTTAAAGCAGTATGGCGACCTGAAGGAACTGGATGTCGCTATCGCAAGATAGATGAAACAACACTGCAACTTGAGCATAGAGTAGACCATGCTGATTCGATAAGACATCATGAGAGTATCAGTGGGCTGTTTGCATCAGTGAACATTGACATGCTCGATGATAACCCAATGATTACTGATGTTGCTTTATCAGCAGAAGAAGCGTTCAGGCAAGAGATGCAAGAGCGTCAAGCAGTTGCCGCTTCATGGACAACTGATGACGGTACACCATTAGCAGAACTACCACTTGAAAACGCATACCCAATGTATCTCAGTGATAGAGAAGTCTTACTTGATGATGGGAACACCCATACAGTTGAAGACTGGGGCATTGTGGTTCCCTACACCGAAGATGAATCAGGTGAAAGAAAATCCATCACGATGAATCCTGATGACTACAACCTACTCGCTGGCGATGCTTTGTTCATGCGATACAAAATCGACTGGTTATCCAACTCACCATCGTATAGAAATGGTTCGATTCAAAGCGTTGAAGAGCCAACTCCAACTTACATGGTAGCCATGACTCGACAACAGATGTTTGAGGTAGCAGAAGCAGGTGGGAGTTCCATCTTAGTAGGCTCTACTTGCCCTGATACTGGTGAGAAAGTGCCTCCGTGGATGTGGGGAACTTGTTGCATGAGAGTTCAGACTGAGGAGTATGAGGAAGAATGATTGGAAGTGTGTGGATTAACAAGCACATGAATAAACGTGCTCGCATTGTAGCAGAGCCACTCGTTACTGTCTTTGAACTTGAGTATGAAGATGATACTATCGCAAACCAAAGATGGTCAGCAGGTGACTTACACAAGCATTGGCTTCGTGCTGACATGGTTCTTGAGGAGGAATGAGTATGACTGAGAAAACTGTATGGCAATCGAGTAGCCTTGAGGCTAAATGGAAAGATGGCAGAGGTGATGTCAGGCTGGCACAAGTTAGTTTCTATGGCAAGGATTGGATTGACCTACGCATACTTCGTGATGGTAAGCAACACACAAGACACGGAGTACGCTTGTCTATAGAACAGGCTACTGAGATGCTACCACGTCTCATAGAAGCAATCGAAAGTGCGAAGGCTAACGAAGAACAGAAGGAAAGAACCGACGACTCTTGAAGTTGATATATAAAGGAACAGTAAAACACTCTTCATGGAAAGAGCAACATCAGTTAGCCATGTTGAGTACGAAGTCATTAGTTGGCTTCGTGACAACATCGACATCAGAGAATTAGAACAAGCGATGGTTAATGACGAAGTGACAAAGAAGCGATGGTCTACTGGTGTAGCCAATGTTTGTTCCCTATTGGACAACATGTGCAGTAGACGAGTACACAAGTTACCAAAGACACACACAGAATACAAGGAGAAATCAAAATGAAATGCGATATGTGTAGATATAATGGAATGGAATCTAAAGGACTTCGATGTGGTAAGTACAATGTATGTAGCCCATGCATTGACAAGTCCATTGAGGCGAGAATGTTTTTGATAGGGAGAGATAAACAATGAACATATTTGTATTAGATAGAAACCCAATTACTGCGGCACGTATGCATTGCGACAAGCACGTTCCCAAGATGTGCGTAGAAGCGGCACAGATGATGGCATCAGCCCTTCACAGGCACGATGTACCTCATGATTCAATGCCCCTTACCAAGAGTGGTACAATGTACAAAGGTGGCTACAAGCATCACCCATGTACAGTATGGGCAGGTGAAACTCGTACCAACTTCTTGTGGCTTGGAGTACATGCTGTTACATTGTGTAACGAGTACAGCCAACGCTTCGGCAAAGAACATGCCTGTAACCAACCCATCCTACGGATGATGGAACTACATCATGTCATCCCTGATGACGGGCTAACACAGTTTGCATTGGCTATGCCTGATGAGTACAGACCTGAACCTGTCGATGGTGAGATTGTATACCATGCTTATCCTAAGTTTGCTATCGAAGCATACCGTCGCTATTACCATTCCAAGCAGTTCGCCAAGTGGGAGAAGGGTACACCTGCTCCCGACTGGTGGCGAGGCGTGGAGGTGACGGCGTGAAATCGAAGAAGGTACTGAATCTGTATGCAGGTATCGGAGGTAATCGAAGAGGATGGAGTGACGACTATGATGTTACTGCTGTTGAATATGATGCCGAAATTGCTAAGGCTTATGCTGAAAATTTCCCTGATGACGAAGTGGTTGTTGGCGATGCTCACGAATACCTACTCGCCCATTATCACGAGTTCGATTTCATTTGGGCTTCACCACCATGTCCGACGCATTCACAATACCGATTCAATATAGGTGTACGTGCGAAGGGCTACGCCCCAGTCGTTCCCGACATGACGAGCCTGTACGGACTCATCACATTCCTCAAGCACCACTACGAGGGCGCTTGGGCTGTCGAGAATGTCAGACCATACTATGAACCCCTGATTGAACCTACGGCTCGTGTTGGTCGTCATGAAGTGTGGGCTTCGTTCCCACTTAGCAACCTGAAAATAAAAAGTAATGGTATGAGGGAAAACAATAAGATTACTCAAGCACAACAAGCGAATGGTTTTGATATTTCACATACTAAAATAAAAAATAAACGACAAGCGTTGAGAAACTGTACTCACGCCGAAGTAGGTTCTCACATCATTAAAGGATGGGAAGCCGATAGCGTGGAGGTGACGGCGTGAAGATTAGGAATGCATTAGGATTATTCGATGGTACATCCTGTGGCCGACTGGCTTTGAAACGAGCAGGTATCGCATTAGATAACTACTACTCGTCTGAGATAGACAAGTATGCTATTCAAATCGCTGATAAGAACTACCCTGATAACATACGGTTAGGCGACGTTCTCAATTGGCGTGACTGGGATTTAGAAGACGTTGATTTAATCACTGCTGGCTCTCCGTGTCAGGGTTTCTCGGCGGCTGGTAAGAAACTTAATTTTGAAGACCCTCGTAGTAAACTGTTCTTCGAGTTCGTGGATATTCTTAATCACTACAAGCCAAAGTATTTCTTACTTGAGAATGTAAAAATGAAAGGAGAGTGGCGAAACATCATCACCGAATACTTAGGTGTCGAACCCATTCTAATCAACTCCAACTTAGTGTCAGCACAAAACAGACCTCGTTACTACTGGACAAACATACCTAACATTCAGCAACCTGACGACAAACTAATTTTTCTTGAGGATGTTCTTGAGGATGATGTTGGTGAAGAGTATCACCTAACGACAAAATGGAAAGCGTGGTGGAACAAGAACAAAGACTTTCAAATCAAAAAGAAATACTCTGACGTAAATCCTGACAAGGCAATTTGTATGACTGCTCGACAGTACGCAAACTGGAATGGGACTTTCGTAACCGTCCCGTTTGCTATGACGGAAAGAAGGACTGAAGAATCTAAGAGAATCAGAAGAGAGTATCAGAAGAAACACGGAAGAGACTTCTCTCCAAGAAGAGGTAAGAAATTAGTACCAAGAAGCGACGGGAAGATGAATTGCTTAACAGCGACTTACTCTCTCAAAGAGCATACAGTCCTCGACAATCAAACTGTATACAGAAAACTAACTCCTATTGAGTGTGAAAGGCTACAGACTTTACCTGATGACTATACGCTTGGTGTTTCTAATTCACAACGATACAAGATGTTAGGTAACGGTTGGACTGTTGATGTGATAGCCCATATCTTCAGACACATGGAGATGGAAGAATGAGTTACACACCAACGGTGTTGCACACCAGCATAGATGGAATTGGTTACTTGTGCGGTGCAGAGCGAATAGACTCATGGCATGAAAGATGTATGAGTGATAGGTTCGCCAAGTCTCTACCAAAATGCGAGGACTGTGAAGAAGTGAAGAACCAAAGGTTCGGTGTTGATACAAAGGTAGCACTGAAGAAAGAGATGAGTCGGCGTATGGCTGGTGGTGACCGTATAGGTAAGTCACCTGACATGGAAAGACCAGCCCCTATACCGAACAGTCGCACAGTTGTCAGTGACTACAGGAGGGATGCTTGATGTCCTACAGTGTTGAGTGCATTAAGTGTAACCTTCCATTTACAAAGAGGTCGATGAAATCTAAGCAAAAGGTTTGTCACGATTGTCTTTACGATAACACATTCACAACCATACAGAACGCTCGTTACAATTCTATAAATCAAGAGATGAGTAAGGAAGAGTTACTCGCTAAAATCAACGTCATGGATGAGAAGATGGACACAGTAGCACAAACAATTGAGACGCTGGTTAAAGATTCAGTCAAGAAGGAAGTTGATGTCGCATCACTGGAACACGGTGACGCATTCATTGACTTAAAAGCCAGCATCGTTTCTATGCAAAAGGAGCACGAGGAGAAGATAATGACGCTACTCGCTACAGTGAACTCTCGTATGGTGTCTCTTGAGAAGAGAGTAACCGATAGAGTCACCCTAATCAGGCAGAAGATTAGAGAACTCAGACATGAGGCGAGGCAACGCAAATGGTCTATCACAGAAGAAGGATGGACTATGACAACTAAATTGTAAGTTGATATATAAAGCAACAGTAAGAATACAGAGTAAGAGGAATGAATATGGAATGGACAGATGGAACAGGTAAAGCACTAAGCAAGTTAGCAAGTGAATTGACGAAGCAAGAGAAGAAGAGGCGTGACCCTAAACAGGAATACTACGCTGACCCTCAACTCTATGTCATGGACTTGAAGAGTGGGGCGGCTATGTTGATTGAGACAGACAAAGAGAACACCAAAGGTAAGACACATGGTAGAGGTTATCGAAAGTGTGCTGAGGTTCAGCAACGGATGCCAGCCAAGTTCCCAAAGAAGAATGTCATGGCTCGTCTACTGGCTATGGCTATTCGTAACTTCGTACCCACAGAAACTGACCCAGCACACTACAGCGTTGTGGTTGAGAATGCAATCAAGGACATAGCAAAGATGCTTACCAATGATTCCGAATGGAACATTGAAGAAGAGAAGCACTCAGCGGCACTCAATAAGGCCATCGACAAACTGATGGATGAAACAATCAGCACTCGTGCTGGTGACACACTACTCAATGTTATCTTCACTGAGGTAGACACAGCCATGATGGATGTCTCCGCTATCAAGGAGAACAAACAAGAGGTGGTATTGTGAAATACCCAACATTGGTTATTCAACTAACGAGTGACTCAGGTGTGCCTATTGACATGCCTAATGACTGGCTTGAAAGTGTCATGCAAATATCGAGTATGCTTCATAGCAAATACAGATGCGGCATTGATGTCTTGTATGGTGAGGCGACTAAAGAAGGATTCAACATCATAGAAAAAGAGGTGAACAAGAATGATTGACACAGACAAATACGAAGGACACACAGAAGGAGAATGGTGGTATGTTGATTTCACTAACTGCCCTAACGGGTCTAAGGACTCATACATTATGAGCAATACTGGAAAGGTATTTCAGAATCTCACAGGTTCCTTGTTGCCTGACGAATTGCTCATAGCAGACGCACCACTACTGCTCGCAGAAGTCAAGCGGTTGCGACAAGTGGTTACTGACTTGTTGCTTGAGTTTAACATAGGTTCGTCGTCTTACTGGAGAAGAATAGAGGAGGATTTGAATTGATTGACACAGACAAGTACGAAGGACATACGGAAAGACCGTGGGAGATTCATGGAGAGCGCATCTGTGCTCAAGACGCTTGCGAAGTAGGGAATGTAGGTGGTGAAATTGCGACTCTAAATCCTAAAATTGACACTCGTTTTTGGTTGCCTAACTCTCAACTCATAGCAGACGCACCACTTCTCCTTGAAGAAATCAAGCGGTTGCGTGAAGGTATCAAGGAGTTGGCGGAAAGTTGGACTAACCGAAAAGTTGGAAGACCAAGTGACCTACTTGTACTTGCGGCAAATGAGTTGAAGAGGTTGATTGAATGATTGACACAGACAAATACGAAGGACATAGTGAAGGTGAATGGAAAGTAGGCGCACGAAAAGGTGCTATGACTGTGAGGGATTCTAACGGTGAAGAAATAGCGGCAACCAATTCTTATTCAAACGCACGAATCATGGCCGACGCACCACTTCTCCTTGCAGAAGTCGAACGATTGCGTGGAGTCCTCTTGCGAATTATTGATACTGCTAAAGGAAAACCATTCATAAGCGGACACATTAATTCAATTGTAGCAGAGGTTTTCAAGGAGTTGATTTGAATGAACGACCACCAAGATAGTGAGAACTTCTCTTACGAGAGAACATGGGAAGAGATTGAGACTATGCTCAACGATGCTGAGCGAAAACAGAACAAGCATCTCTTGGCTCTTCACAATCTTGCACTCACGAAAGAAGAAAAGGTTCAGCACATGAGAGATTACAAAGGGCTACAGGGAGTCATCTATGGACTTCGCTGGGTGCTTGGAGACATGAAGATGTCAAGAAAGAAGGTGTTAGGAGATGAGTGATAAAGCAGAGATAGTTGCTCGTACCGTAGAGACGCACGCTGGTGTAGATAGAGGTATGCAACTGGCATTGGCTATGGGTTTGAAAGGAGGCGAGTACGCTTCCGCTAAGGCTCTGTCAATCAAGGTAGCAGGTGATGATAGATGGATGAATCAGAGAAGCCCACACGGGTTGATGGTTGATTGTCTCTATCTATGCGCTAAGCGTAAAGGTATCAAGACCAGCGCTGTTAAGGTTCGTAACCTGTCGTTTCAGATATTAGGTGTGGGTACACAACCAAGACCTAATGGTTGGCAAGGCGAGTTCACAGATTTAATCGAGGGGTTGCTATGACAAAGTTCGCATTACTCGCTGACATACATGAGCAACTACGCTTAGGTAAAGCACCAGTTACTCAACTGGCTCGACTGACAACACTTGAGGACACACTGGCTCTTTATCGTCTGTTCTACATCGACCAATTACCGACTGACCCATTCAAACTCATCGCTTATGAAGCAGCATTGTTTTATGATGTGGTCAAGGATATGTTACCTGAAGAAGAGACGTGGATGGCTCTTGCATCTGAGAGTGCAAACTCAGGCTCACGAGATTTCGACCTCTCTTATGTTGAAGCGTTGCTTCAATCATCCAAGTCTTTCACAGAAGTGGCACACAAATTTAACGAGAAAGAAGCACGTCTACTTTGGCGATGGTGCATTAAAGATTCACCAGTCATAACAAAGAGAGCATTCTTTGGAGCACTTGCTCGTATTCATGCAGTTCCGAATGAAGCCATGACACGCAACATGACATCGGAGACTCTCACCAAGTTGTTCAGAGACAAAGAGAGCCTTAGTGTGAATCTACGATGGTCTGAGTATGATTGGTTTCCCTCACCTATGCGATGGAAAGCATACACTTCACTCGCTCCTCCTGAAGAGAATCACTTGGCTGTAGTTGTTCCCAAAGGTGACATTATATATCTTCACAACCATGTCGTGCGAGACAGGATGGGAAGGAAGATAGGTAGGCATGGCTACAGTGCCAACTATCTCTACGAAGCAGTGCGATGTCCCGATAGCGGTGTTGAAACAATCATAGACAGAGTGAAAATACGTTCACCCCTTGAGACTTTTGTAACTCGTGTGGGGGGTGAGCATGGGAGTGGCTACATGTCCACTGACAGCAACTGGGATGACATTGTTCGTGAATTGCAGTCACCTGATGTAAGATGCATTCGACTCATCAAACCTAATCAAGAGTTCAAACCTGATGCTATTGGTGGCTATGTAATGCACGCTGACCGAACTAAGGTCTTCCTAAGAGTAGATTACAAAGTTAATGGTTTCGGAACACTACAGGCTCTCGATGGTATTGATGACTTTGTAGACATGACAGCAGCGTTTCCTCTTCCTGATGAGTTAAAGAATCCACTCGACATCGAGTGTGCTGTGGCTGAGATAGCAGCAGTGCGAGTCGGAGGAAGACATGGTTGGGAGATGGTTATACTAACCGATTATACAGTCATTAAACTGAGGACTGACTTGGGTATCAAAGACGTGACTCAGTACGTTGAACTGGTGGCAAGGAGTGGTGTAGAATGAGTAAATTTGTCAGAACACACAAGGGCTTGCGAAGGCGTTGGACACTTGACTTGATACGAGGAGGGCGTAAACTGGCATTAACTGATGATGGTAGAACTATATTCGGTAAAATGTATACTTACAAGAACAGGGATTTGATGGCTAAGGTGTCATCAAATCGCACCTTCAATGGTCGCTTGTATCTTATTGATGATGTGCATTCAACGAAAGACGGAGCAGAATACTATGCAAAGGCTCATCGGTATGAAGGCCGAAAGGCTCGTATCATTCCGAGTAAGTATGGTTACATCTTGTATGTGAGGTTGGAATAATGACGATGCAAACAAATGACAAGACAGGATTCGGTATTGGCTTAGGCTACATGCTCGGCCAACTCAAGTTCAATACCTATGTAAGTAAAGACTCACAAGCAAAGGTGGGTTACAGGGTTAGGCGCTCTGTTGTATGGCGTGACCCTCTACCATTACACATCATTCCCTATGTTGAACAGGTGTTAGACATAGGTGATTTTCTTGCTCATGAGTTTGACATGCAGGGGTTCACATCCAACAGAGCACAGAAGAGACTACACCTTCTCCTACAGACTCTCAATAAAGAATACCCTATTCTCAATGCCTTCGCTGATAACATAGGCTACCACATGTGGACATTCGTGTATGACAATCCCCCGCCTAATGACTATGAGATGTTTCTCTCGTGGGCTAAGGCATACGATGATGAGTACGAACAACTATCTCTTGAAGAGGACTAATTCTGAAGTTGATATATAAAGGAACAGTAGGATGATATTTATGGAGAACAGCACAGAACCACAGACCTTGGAGGACATAGCAGGTCAGACTGCCTTTGTCTCCGACGCTATGGGTTGGCGGAATGGTGGTAAGTGGCCTCGTGCTGTTCTCCTCCACGGTATGCAAGGCACTGGTAAGTCCACTGCGGCGAAGGTCATGCTCCGTGAGAAGATGGGTGACTACTTTGACCCCATGAACTACATCATTGTCAATGCCTCAGATGACAGAGGGCTTGACTACATTCGTAACCAACTCAAACAGATGAGTGCGGTCAAGGCTGTAGGCACTGACAGGAGAGGCATCATCGTAGACGAGGCTGACGGCCTCACCCCTGCTGCTCAAGATGCTCTAAGGGGCATCATGGAAGAGTATGCTGACAATGTTTTCTACATCTTTACATGCAACGAGATTAGCAAAATCAAACCTGCTATCCGAAGCAGGTGTCTTGTGTATGAGTTCAAGCCTATCAGTCCTGAAGATGGGGCTAAGAGGCTTGTTGATTTATTCAAAGGACACTTATCCAACATGGGTGATGATACACTCAGCGCTTGGAGTAACACATTCATGCGACTCATGAAGTTCACTGGTGGTGATATGCGTATGGCTATCGCTATCATGGCGAGTCAAGGTGACGCTCCCCTTACTTCTCTACAGAAGAGACTATCCGATGGGGGCAACCCATCACAGGCCGCACTTGCTGCTATCAGTGGTGACTACGGCGACATGCGTAAGCAACTCTATACCATGTTTGACAGAGGGCTTTCACTTACCTTCGTCATGCGAACATTCCATGAGAACCTAACCGAGTTCTTTGAGATGGATGAAGACAACACATGGACAGTCATGGGTGTGCTGGGAGAGATGATTCCCCACATGTATGAATGGCCTATCGGTTCATATTCCTTTGTTGATTGCCTTGTGGCACGACTACGAAAGGAGGTATTATCATGACAGACGAATATGAAGATAACGGACAAAATGAAGACGACCACACTGTAGCGGTAAGCAGTAGCCTACCCGAAGGTGTGCTGGAGCGACTGGAGCAATATGCTACTCGTACCAAACAAGACATCCAAAAGGTAGTCACTGACTTCCTTGCACAAATTAACAAGGAGCATGGGTGTACTGACCCAAGCCAAGAAGATGAGGACTTACTCATTGACTGGGCTGAACAGATGTTCATTGAGACACGGAACATTGGTAGTGGCGGAGCACCTATGGCTGGCTCTGTTCCATTCGTTGGATGCTTTGTCGGTGTCGATGACAAGCGACGTGACCGTCGAAGCAACCTCGTTGCTCGTGCCAAACGTGACTTCACACTTGACCCCAACTCCGCTATCGGTAGTGGAATGGTAGGACATTACCACAAGACAGACGGCCTATGGTCACTATCTACAAACAAAGGCTCTTCTCTTACAGAGATGCCTGTAGATGAAATCCCTGATAACTCTTTCATCGCTGACGGTGAGCGCATTTGTTTGCTCGCTAAGAGTGGCCGACCAAAAGCCATGTCGATGAATGGTCGTAACTACCACTTCTTAGGCGCTTCTGAAGATGAGTTCACCAACGATGGTGCTATTCAACTATGGCGTTTGGACATGCAAGGCGAGGACGCTGACGCTGAGATTCTCATTGGTGAACCATGTCGTATCATGGCACGACCACCGAGCGAGAAAGCCGCTGAAGGATTCAAGGATGTCTTGTCTACCAGCATGGGAATATCCAAGAGTATCGAATACACTGATGCTTTTGTTAATGATGGTATGAAGGGCTTACTCAAGCCGTTCAAGTTTTGGACTGATAACGACCTCCACCCTCACTACGTCCCACTCGATGAGTTGGTTGATGCCTTTGAGTCAGGTAGCCGTACCTTCACAATCAATGGTGAACAAGGTCGCAGTGGCCCAATAGTCTTCACTAAGGGAACAGTGAACCGTATGTCCACTGAGCCTCGTGACAATCAGTACGATGAAGACGGACGAGGTTATTCACTCACACTTACTTCTACTGCTCTTCAAAGCCAACATGGTAGCACAGATGCTGCTGATGTTATGTGCTGGGTCGGTAGTGCTTGTAACGACTTGGTTAATCCATTCGTTGCACGAACAGATGACGAGACTATTCCCTACGCAGAACGCTCTACAGTGTTGGTGTGTGGTCGTATTGCGGTCAAGCGTAAAGACGGTAAGGACATCCCAAGCCTCAAGGTGATGGGTGTCTTTGCTGATGCTCGACGTATTCGACAACGACAGACTGGTGGAGATACAGGCAAGGGTCAATTTAACTGAGGTGATTTACAATGGCGGGATTTGGAAAAACAAAAGAAGCACAAACTGAAGCAAAGGCAGAGAAGGTGCTGGAGGAAACTCCAGCGGTTAAGCGTAAAGACGATGACCCCTTTGCTGCTCTACGCAACGAACTACAGATGATGGACAATGCTCCACAGACACACTTGTTCATGGGTATTGCGGGACATGACAACACTGGTAAGACGGCTATCGTTACTGATGCGTTTACTAAGTGGCTGGCTATGCCTGAACGAACAGAGCAAGAGAAGGAAATGCAACTATGGATTATGGACTTTGAAGGTGGCGGGGCTGCTAACAAGTCAGCGTTCCATAGAGACAATGACAACATTAAGATTTTTGAACCGTGGGTGATGATGAAAGGTGATAGCACTGCTTACAACTATCCTGACACTCATCTACGTGTAATGAGCATAACTCAATTCGCTAATGACATCGCTCAGAAGCAACGTCATCCTGATTATGATGGCCCTCGTCTATGGGGATTCCATGTCACTGGTGTTGATTTGTGGGACAGCGTATGTGTAAACTGTATGCGTATCGTAGACTTGAACATCGCTAAGGATGGTATCGAGGCCGCTGACTGGAACAAGAAGGTCGGTCACCAATGGGACTGGGCTATCCGTAAGACTCGTTTCCACCAACTCACTGGGTTGTGTCGTGGACTTGTCAAGGCTGGTGTCCGAGTCTTTTGGGAGACTCACTTACGATTAACTAACTACTCGTGGGGTAACAATGAAGACAGCGCTTCTACATGGCGACCTGATTGGGAAAAGGCAAGCAACAACTTCGTCTATCAGATTCTCATATGTGAGCGCAAAGACATTCTCGATGATGAGACTGGTGATGTGGTCAAGTCCGAATACACTGTTCGGTTCGACAAGAGCAAAACCAATGCACGACTACAAGGACAGAAGAGGACTACTCTCGTTACAGAGGCAGGTAAAGAGCCACAATGGTATGGCCTACCTGAACTCTATGACGGAACACTTTGATTCAACATGGGGGTTTGGGGAATAAAAAACGGGACACTTAACTCCTCTCAGGAGCCGAAACCTGAGTGGCCTAAGCGGGGTACTTCTTTCTTCACCTCGCCCCGTTTCCCCCACCTTGAGGTGATACTATGACAAAAGTAAACATGAACAGAAAACAGTTGTTGGACTTCCTATCGGAGTTCGGTAAAAACACAGAAGACTTACGTATCAAGTTCGATGATAAACACATGACAGCATCTGTTGCTTTCATCTCGTACTACTTATCGAAGACGAGAGAAGTAGTAGGAGTTGTGGGAGAAAGTGGTAACCTCGACATCACTGAACTGGTCAAGGTTCGACAGTTTCTCAAAGCAGCGAAGGATGATGTGGTGAACATCTCACAGACAGGTTCAGCAAAGACACTGAACATTACATGTGGGTCATCTAAGATTACTATGCCTACGTCTTCCACAATCATTAGTGCGGCTAAGGCTACACTCTTTGAGAAGTTGATTGAAGAAGCCGAGACAAGTAAGTGGACAAAGTTCCACTCGTGTGACCTGAACGTATCAGGAACCATCACACTGGATGAGTTGTCTACTGTATCGAAGATGAGAGGTATTCTCAACAGCAGTCCTATCTTCAAGGTTACAGCCAATGCGAGTGAAAATGAGTTTCTCATATCTTCGGGCAAGAGGCATGAAACCAAGTTGTTCACTACACTTGAGTTGCGTGATTCCACTGGTCCAGTTACTGGGAGCGTGAGTTCTACATTCGGTTCATGGCTGATGGATAACATAGCCCTTCTCGGTAAGGGTGAGGCTACCATACACATGGGTGAAACGACTATCATCGCTCTTGAAAAAGACGAAGACCTACTTGTTATCGTAGACCAAAGAGCGTGATTGAATGATTATCGACTGGTACTACCCTGCTGACTCCGACAACTTCGGACAGCCTAATCTCTACTTACGGACTCGTGACAAGGATGGTGTACTGCATGAAGAGCACATATGGCCTGAAGACAAGAAGTACGTAAAACCACATTGTTGGATTCCACTAAACACACCTGAGTGGAAACTTAATCGTATGCTCGCTCGATACCCCAGTGCTCGGATTCATCGGAACATTCGTGCTGCTGGTATTGACAAGAAGACATTGATGAAAGTTGAGGTAGACAGACCTACTGACTTGTGGGACATCAAAGACGAGATGCCTACTTATGAAGCAGACTTGAATTACCTTGACCAAGTGCTACTGAAACTCTATCCTGAGAAGTTACCTGAGTTCAAGCCACGAGTGTGGTATTTTGATTTGGAGTGGGATGTCAAGGATGACTTCACATCCGTCATGGCTATCGTGGACAGTGACCTTGAGAAGCCTGTTGTATTTGCATGGGCTGATGAAGAAAAAACCAATTGTCCTTATCCAATACACATCGAAAGCGCAAGATACAGAACAGTGCGTGATGAAGATTACATACTACAAATCCACCCCTCCGAAGCGGAGATGCATGAAGCCTTCATTGATTTCTTACACAAGCGTGACCCTGACATTCTCGTAGCCCATGCTCTGATGTGGGCTGACTTACCGCACCTGATGCGTAGACTGAAAGACCCTGACCAACTTTCACCACTCGGTCAAGTGATTCGACCATTCAAGGGTAGAGATGGTTACAAGGACACTCAACAACCCATCAAGGGTAGACTGTGCTGGGACTCAGCGGCTCACTGGAAGAGTGGGAGTGGCTTTGAATCGCTATGGCAAAAGTCAGGACGTGGACAACTACCTAACCGTAAGTTGAATACTATAGCGGAGTTGCTTGAACTCGGTAGTAAACTGACAGAAGAGATTGAGGGTATGACTGTTCACAATGGTTGGTATGAATACTGGAGTGAGTTCGTAGATTATTGTCTTCTCGATACCACGTTACTGCGTGACATTGACAAGAAACTCAACGCCATTGATTTCTTCGTTGCTACTCAGCAATTGTGTGGTGTCTCGTGGGCGAGCACACACAAAGTCACTCGATACTTTAGAGGGCTTGTTGGTAGAAGGACGGATAAGAAAGCCAAGAGTGCTATCAACAATCGACGTGAACAACTCACTGCCGCCCACATTCCTGACCCTATAGCGGGTCGCCATGAGGGTGTAGCCATTGTGGACTACGCTTCTCTCTATCCTAACATCATTCTCTCCGACAATCTATCCTACGAGACAAAGCGTGAGCAACCTACAGAGACTACCAAGACGCTGGGCGATGGCTCACACTGGTGTCAGAAGAAGAAAGGTCTACTCCCTGCTATCGTAGAAGAGATGCTTGAATTGCGTGCTGAATACAAGAGACTCATGCATGAGGCTACAGACCCTGATGAGAAACTCGGTTACGACATGATGCAAACAGCGGCGAAGGTTCTCGTTAATGCACTCTACGGTATGACTGGGATGAAGTTCCTTCAAGGTATGTGGGTAGACAACGACATAGCAGCCGCTATTACCCACAGAGGGCGTGAGTGTATTCACCATCTACTGGCTGAGAGTGAGGAGCAAGGTTACAAATCACTCTATGGTCACACGGATTCGGCTTTTATCCAAGTACCCTTTGACGAAGCAATATCACTCGCTGAGCACTTGACTGAGACTGCTAAGAACAAACTTGAGTTACCAACAATGGAAGTTGAACTTGAGGCTTACTTCGATTACTGGACTACTGCTCCAGTGAAGAACCGCTACTTTGGTATCAAGACGTGGCCTGAGAAAAGCAAGGGTGAGATGAAGATTGCTGGTTATGAAATCAAAGCCTCCAGTTCTTCACGTATAACTAAGCGCATTCAAAAGGTGGCTATGGAAATGATAGGCACTGGTGCTGATGAAACAGCCGTCACAGATGTACTGAGAGAGATAAGTCTCCAAGTCAAGAACGGTGAGATACCGATTGAGGACGTGGCTTGCTCGTCTCGATTGACGATGGACTTTAGGGATTACAAGAGCCTACCCGCACCTGCAAAGGCCGCTATGTACTACAACGAACACGTTGCCACTAACGCCGAAGAGCGATGGAGTAAAGGCGACAGTGTATCATGGATTTATGTCAAGGGTTTCAATGATGATGTCCCTGACTACTACACACTCAAAGGAGAGCGAGCGAAGGTAAACTTTGTTGCTTTCCGTGATAAAGCAGAGTTGAAGAACTATTCTATAGACTGGGACAAAGTGCTCAGTGTTATGGTTAAATCTAAACTCATGCGAATCTATGAGAGCCTTGACTGGGCGCTTGATGCTGCTTCGGGAGTGACAATGCCAAAGTCATATTTTTGAGGTGACAAAATGAAAAAGACAAGACAAACAACACTGGACGAATACGGACTGACAACTGATGGGCGAAGACAAACCAAACTCACTGAGTTTGGAATGACGTTTGAAGTTGATATAAAAAGGAACAGTAAAGATGAGGTTGGTGAAGAAGAGTGACAGAAGAAGAGACTTTCAAAATTAAGTGTGCTAAGATTGCAGGTAAGATTGTGAACCTACTTGCTGAGAAGAATGCTCAGTATGGTGACAGTGCCTTTGACCCTATCCGCTTCTTCAGCGACCTTCCTCCTGATGCTGGCTTAAGAGTTAGGATTGATGACAAACTCAGTAGACTCATGCGTGGAAACGATACAATCGAGTCTGACGTTGATGTGATTGAAGACCTGATTGGTTACTTCATCCTCTTACGCCTGACGATGGATGATGAGGAAACAGTTGAGGCATACAAGGACTCAGAACTTAACAAGTTGAAGCCACGTTATCGTTTTCCTCTGCCTAACAAATTTGGTAAGGAGTGGTGAGAATGCGCTGGAATCCTAACGAGGAAGAAGATGTTCCTTACAAATATCCTGAGATGCTTGAGTCATACGATAAGAGTCTATACAACTGGCAACCAGAGATGAGTGACAAGATACTTCGTATATCGAAGTCGTCACTCGGTACATTCGATTTTTGTCCTAAGCAGTATTACTTTGAGAAGATACTGGGGATGAGAGGTGAAGAGGTAGACCACCATATTCGTGGTTCTAACGTCCACGACGCAGTAGAATGGTTTTGGAAAGCATCGACTGAGAGCCTACCAGCGGTGAACGAACTCATCGCTGAAGGTAATATCAACGTAGCAAAGAAGGAGTTGCGTAAGTCATTACCCAAGCCTCCTACGCCCTACGTTTTTGGTGAAGAGCCACAACTCAACCTGTATGTAGACTGGCAATTTGAGCGCTTACTGCATATGCAACATAATCCAAAAGACTGGTTCCCTATCGCTAATGAAGCAGAAGTTCACTCAAAGCGAATCGTAGTAGCCAGTGACGGAACAGAAGTACCGATTCACATGAAGGGTTACATTGACCGTATCTTCATTGATGAAGACCATACTGGAAGTGTTCTGATGGAGTTGAAGACTGGTAAGTGGGTTCCTCGTAAGCGTTCTCAGATGCGTGCAGAGATGCAGTTCTATCGTATGATGTTGGAACACAGTCCTCATATCGAATACCTACCAGTTGTTGGCTGGGGTTGGCAGTTTCCCGGTGGGGGCATCAACGGAGGCGACGGCCCTCTATGGGATTACGAGAGCGTAAAAGGCCCGGGTGGTCGATACGCTCCTAAGACAGTAGAGAAGAGACTTGTACGATTAGTTGATGCACACTTGAACGACGATTTCCCTGCTGAGGCTCACGAGGCTAAATGTGCTTGGTGTGACTTCATGGAAATGTGTCCAGCGTGGATGGGTGATTTAGCGATTGACCCTGAAGATATGTGAGATGATAATATGGATAGAGAAGGACTGTTCGTTGCTTGTAGACTCTTAGAGGCTGCACTGGGTAAGATATGGCCTTCCTACAATTTTAGAGTTGAGTCATCCCTTCTCTCAAAACGAATTAAAGTTCACACCACATCAAGGATATTAATTGAGAATTATCATGAGGATATAGGTGACGTGGCAAGTTTACTCTTTGAAGTCATCATACATCCATCAAGGCTGAAGTTAGAGCACATCAACGACACCTTAGACGATGTTATCACTAAAGTGTTAGAACGAGTCACACTCATAGAAAACGTAGAGGACTGATACAATGGGATTCATTTCGCTGGACTTCCCTCGTGAAGTGCTTGAGATAGCATCGAACGGGAAGCAGGGTGGTCGTTATTGTGTTAAGGACTGGGAAGAGTTAGAGCGATACTGGAAAGGCAAGAATGGTAGCGGTAACGTCTACTTCACAGCATACGGCTATCGTGCGACCAAGCCACCAAGAAACCACAGAGTAGACTACGACACACCTATCATCCGTCACTTCGTCATGGACTTCGATTGTAAGGACTTCAAGCAGAGAGGAGCAGATGTAGATTTTCCATTCATGCACGAACAGGTTAAAAGGCTACATCGTTTTTTGCTAAGCGAAGACATTCGACACTTTGTATGGTTTAGTGGTGGTGGGTTCCACGTTTGGATTCCTCTACAAAACATACACACTCCTTCAGATGGTTACAGTGTAGCACGAGTCAAAGAGGGTGGTAGAAAACTGATTAGTCAGTGGCACAAGAAACTCTCTCTTTCTTGTAACGACCCTACTGTTGCTTTCGATACGTCAGGTATGATTCGCATTCCGAACTCATACAACAGCAGAAGAGGATGTTGGAGTATACCAATGGACAGCGACTCGATACTCAACTTGACTTACGATGAGATTATGGAGAGAGCACAAACACCAGTTAGTGGTTACATCGAGATTGGTAAAAAAGATATTAACATTACAGTGACAGACCGTAAAAGTCCATTCAAGAAAACGGTGGAGAAAGTAGAAGGTTTACCTGACATCACATTAGGTTCTACGATTGTCTTACCTTGTCTTGCTCAAGCCGCATTAGGTGAGGGTAACCCTACTCACAAAGCAAGATTCCATCTTGTCACATACCTCGCAGCGAGGTTTCGCTGGTTCTACCCAGTGGCCGCTGTGAATGATGAAGACAAGGCTGAGCATGTAGAATTGATATGCCGTATCATAGAGGAACAAGGATGGGTTGATTACAACCCTCGTATTACTCGTGAGCAGGTAGAGAACATCGTTTTCGGCGGTGCTGGTAACAGCGGTTACTCAGCCGCATCGTGCGCTACACTTGAATACGATGGACTATGCAGCGGAAGATGTCGCTACTTCGACGGTAGCATAGGTGAACAACATGGGTAAGAAAAGATTGATTAAATTAATTAAAACAGCATTGAGAGAAGAAGGCAACCTTTCCGTAGAAAGTATCATCACTGTGTTCCAAGACAGATGGCCTCGACAGACCCCATCGACCTCTGAAATGGCAAGCATCCTTACAAAGAACCCTGATTTTATTGTGATAGATACGTTCAAGAAACAATCAGCGATTAGCGGAACACACTCAGCATACATATGGGGATTGAATAAATGAAGCCTGACCTAATTATTGACTCAAACGAGAGAGGCTCTCTCTGTGAATCAATTGAGCGTAGAGCGAAGAAAGAGGGTTTGAATGTTGTTAGACAATCCCTCGTTGTAGGCGACTACCTCTTGGGCGCTGCTTGCGTAGAAGCAAAGAGTGTAACAGACCTGTTTCAATCAAGTTACAGTGGTCACCTATGGCGACAACTCGACAACATGGATGCGAACTACGAGCGCTTCTTTCTTGTCATTCATGGTACGATAGCCAAGTATGTAGCCTTCGCAAAGAAGCAAGGTCGATTCCTAACTCATAGTAGGGTGCAAAATGAACTCACTGGTACGATTGCTCGTATCATGGCTGACTTCGACTGCCAAGTTTTCTTCACTTCTAACGTAAGTGAAGCCGCTATGTTCGTCACGAAGTTACACAACAAGTTGCACAAACCAGCCAGTAAGCATGGCGCTCACGCTATCCGTAGAGTATCTACAAATGATGTGAGAGTAGACATGCTACTCACTGTTCCCGGCGTAGGTGCTGAGTTGGCTGAGCGCTTACTTGACAAGTGTGGTAACTTGGAGGAGATGTGCTTCCCTGATTCGTTAAAGCAAGTAAAGGGACTTGGAGATAAGAAAAGACAACTCATTGTCGAGGTTTTGACCAGCGAGACACCTGTTCACATTCAACGAACTGTTAGGCGCAAGAGGGGTTCTTAAAGCAACATCGTGCTACATGTTTGTGAGTTTTTTTTGAAAGTTGATATATAAAGGAACAGTAGGAAGTGAGATTATGAGAGAAGCACAAGATTACATGGCGGTCAAGAACTACCCGTTCTTTGACGGTTATGTTGAAAGATTTAGTAGAACGAGTATCGACAATGACATCCCAGCGATGTTATCATTCTTCTACATTCAGGGACAAATAGCAGCGCCTTTCGTTCGTATACCGTGGGACGCAAGCCACCTTGACCCTCGTGTGCATGTCTTTTGGATTCAACCATCAAGAACTGGTAAGTCAGTTGCTTGGGAGTTCGTAGGTGATGTGCTGAAAGACTGTGGACTTCAACAAGACATGTATACTTCAGGTTCAGATGCTGGACTAATTGGCGGTGTTACTAATGAGACAGTGGTAGATGAGAACGGTAAGAAAGAGCAAGTCGCTGTGCAAACAGAAGGTATGCTCGCTGGACAGAAGGCGCTCAACTTTGACGAAGGAAGTATCATCCTCAATCCCGGTAAGCACTCGCAAGAGACTGTTCTGTATCTACAGTCAGCCTGTAACCCGATTGGTAGTAACTCAAACATCCTTGTCAAGCACTTGAGTGGTCGTCGTATTGAGACTGAATCACTTGTCTCGTTGTGGATTACAACCTACCCACCTGCTGGTGTTAAGGAGTATGTTTTAACGAAGGGTATCTTCCAGCGAGTTCTATTGTATTGGTCTGACTGGGATATGGACAGGCGTATGGGAGTCAGTGTGAAACGTATGGAACGTGCGTTTACAAAGACACCAAAGCAAAAGTTATCCTACGATGAAATCATTGACTACTTCACTGGGCTTGAAAAGCGACTGCGTGACCGAGTTCTAAACCTGACTGAGATTTCATTCACTGAATGGGATGGTATGACTCGTGAAGAACAGGAAGATATTGTTCAGTCTGTTATGAACGAGATGTTCACAGCAGACGAGTCATTCTATGTGGCTACATACGACTTGGTTGAGGACTTGTATTCGCTACTGGATGGTTTGAACTTCGCTATCGGTAACGTCGTTGCGTCGTTTATTCCCGCTATGGAGAACTACTCAGTTATCCTCGCTACTCACATCGCCATGATGGATGAGAAGTGGGTTATCACTGGTGAGCATCTCGACATGGCTAAGGAGATTATCTACGACTTGTTCAAGAATCTGATTCTATGGCTTGAAGGTGAGGTCGAAGTCGGTGCTAAACAGAATGAGAAGGCTAACCATGCGAAGAACTGGACTACTGCTTACAACGTCGTCTCCTCAGTTGAACTGGATAAGAAAGGCGAGGGGTGGAGAAAGAAGGCCGCTGTCATCAAGCAATACTGTATCGCTGAACAAGTTACTCGTGGCACTGCATTCAATCGCTTCTCCAAGTGGGGCGCTCACTTGTTCGATGCCGCTAAGGATGGCTCTACCGTTTACATTCGTTTGAAGGAGGTATCGCCATGAAGTGTGTTATGTGTAATAGCGACACTAAGTTCTCAGATAACACCCCTACAGGGGTCAAATCCTTTTGTAGTGAGAAGTGTTGGGCTGAATATATCGGAATCGAAGTGAAGCCTGAAGGCTATTATGGAATGATTCAAAAGAAAGTAGGATGGTGGGCGTAATGGATGAGTCCGAATTGAAGATTTATATTGAAACAGAGGAGTACATCTACTGGGAATACTGGGAGGCATAAACATGAGTGACATAATGGCATTAGATATTGAGACTGGTAACTACTCTTGGGAGATAGGTGGCTGGGATAAGCATAGCCTGTTTGAACCCACTGTAGTTTGCACATGGGATGGAACTGAAGGTCACGCCTTCACCAAAGAAGACATAGACATGGCAAGCGCTACTGTTCATGACCTACATCCTCGCACGTTAGGTGACCACTTACAGAAACACATTGACGGTGGAGGTAAAATTCTCGGTCACAACATACGTGGATTTGATTTGCCAGTGCTAAGTGCTGCACTTGACTGCTGGACTGCTGGTGATTTGATGAGTAAAAGTGAAAGCATTATCGACACCAAGATGCTGGTTAATAAAGCAGCATTGGGTATGGGTAAGGTTCACACTACACTCGATACTCTTGTTCGCTCTACTCTTGACTCATCAAAAAGTATGCAGAGTAGTGATGCGCCAGTAGCATGGCGTGAAGGAAAATTCCTTGAGGTAGCCGACTACTGCCTCAAAGACTGCCAGTTGACTTACGACCTCTACGTGTATGGTCGTGACAACGGTATAGTAAAGAGTCGGAGTATGGACGACGGCTCTATAGTTGAAATTGAGGTAGATTGGAAATGACAGATAATAACACAACACAGAGGCTAAACATAGAAGCAGTCAAGCGTATCGCTGAGACTGTAAGGACGACGCTTGGGCCATTAGGTATGGACAAGATGATGGTAGACGGTGGTGGTAATGTCATCGTGACAAACGATGGTGCTACTATCTTACGAGAAGTAGACACTGCTCACCCTGCTGCCAAGATGGTAGTAGAGGTATCGAAGATGCAAGAAGCAAACGCATACGACGGCACTACGAGTACAGTCGTTCTCGCAAGCCAATTGCTTGCTAACTCAGAGGGTCTATTCAGTAAAGGCTTGCATCCTAACGTAATTATCAAGGGCTACTCAACAGCACGAAACATGGCTGTTGACTGCTTAGAAGGAATGCCTGACGCTGTAGGTAACCACGAAGATTATGATATGAACGTATATCTTAGAGCAATAGCAAGAACCGCTATCACTGGTAAGTCGCTTGAAGCATCCGAAGAGAAGGTCGCTAATCTGTGCGTCGAGACTATCAAGACAATAGGAAACGCTCGTGACGTGAAGACACTCGCTGTTCCCGGCGGCTCTCTCGCTGACTCGTGGCTTTACAACGGTGTAGTCCTTAACAAAGACTTCATCGGTGGTGGAGATGAGTTCCGTAACTGGGACAACGAAGATGGCGTAGAGATACTGCTTCTCAATGGTGGCCTAACCGAAGGCAAAGAGAGTGCAAACGTATCTGTTCAGGTGTCCGATGCAAATTCCTACAGCCAAGTCCAAGCGATGGGTCGAGACAAACTGCTTGAGGCGGCTAAGGCCGTAGTGAGTAGTGGTGCTAATGTTGTGCTATGTCGTGACGCAGTACATGATACTGCGATTGCATATCTACGCAAGCAAGGTATCTCTGTCGTGCAACGTGTGCCTGAGAGCACGATGCGTAGACTGTCAAACGAATTGATGAACACTCCAATCCACATGACACCTGAGCCATCATCAACAACAGGCATAGGTCACATTGACCGTGTTATTCACAACGACGTGCCGTATCTGTATGTTAATTCATTAGCGAAGGAGTGCATGACTACACACAGAGAATCCACACTGATACTGAAAGGTGCTACACAATCTACTCTCGATGAGATTCAACGAGGGTTTGACGACGCATTGGGTGTTGTGTCATTGGTCAAGAACGGTGACTCCATACGCTTTGGTGGTGGTTCTACTTACGTCGCTATCGCTGCTCACTTGCGTGCTAACGCTTCTGAGGTTGGTGGACGTGCTCAGATGGCGATTGAAGCGTTTGCTGATGCACTCGAAGCCATACCTGCTACTATCGCTGAGAACGCAGGTTATGACCCACTCGATACAGTCTTGGCTATGCGACACAAACTCCCTGAGTTATACGGCCCTGATGTAGAAAACGGAGGGGTTAAGTCCATGACGGGAGTATTTGAACCAACATCGCTTATTCGCAGTGGTATCAACGGAGCAACAGAAGTCTCATGTGCCATCCTACGCATTGATGATGTCATCGGGCGTAGAGGTGCTGAGTGATGGGAAGACTCCTTGACAAACTCACAGTGAAGTGTAGGGCTTGTACACACAAGCACATACCAAGAAGACTACAAGCACGTTATCTCGATGGTGACCGTAAGCGCATAAGCCTGTGGCAGTGCAAAGAATGCGACCACATATGGCAAGACAGTGTGTTTAATCACCAGTAGTAGCGAGCCACGTTGCTACAAACCCTGCTATAAATGCTAACAGGACAGGTAACCACATCATATCACCAACTGTTTATGACGGCTTGTGTAGGCGGTGTACCCCAACTGCTCGGCCATTCGTTGAGGTTAATAGCACCGTCAATAAAATACAGACCATGTTCAGCATACTCGAATTGAGTAAAACCTGCGTTGTGCATTCCCGTTGTCATCTCTTGTGGTGTCATCATAGCATCTCCGTAATTTGAAAGTAAGTGAGAGTGTTGAGGGATGCTCCTATGGTTCCGCTACTTGCCGCATGAGCGTAGTGTGCAACCTTATCACCAGTATTTAATTTGATTACTGCTGATATATGTGTATCTGCACCGTTAGCACTATTTCTACGAAGCCGAATAGCGTACCCTGAACCTGTATCAACCTGTATTAGAGACATAGTCCATGATGGAGCAGATGTGAAATAAAAACTACACGCTACGAGATAGTACCCATCTCTCGGTGCAGTATATTCATTGTTGGATGTACTAAAGTTAGAGCCTTCATTCCACAAAACTGTATCATGTGTTATCTTTGTTGACCCTGAACTGTAACTTTGATTCCCCGAAAGATAGGCAAAAAACTTCGATGATTTGACGGCTATGTTGTTAATTTCATTAGTGTTGGTGTTTGCTAATATTGTGTTCGCTAAAATGGAAGGGGCGTTAGCGGCCTGTGCCATAGCGTCTGTGTACTCTGTTGCACCGTCAGCGACGTTCAGCATGGTTCGCACATCTGCGGGAGATATTTCTTCAATAATACCTGCACCTGCGCTGTCTCTTCCAAGTAGTTTATCCGTCGCTGATACATCTTGCATCTTAGCATAAGTAACTGCATCAGCCGCAATAGTAGCCGCTACTGAACCTGAACCGCTTGCTGTAACATCACCTGTTAGTGCTGTTATACCAGCCGCCGCAAGGTCGCTTGTTAAGGCAACAGTGCCTGTAGAATCAGGTAGAGTGATTGTTCTATCAGCAGTGGGGTTCGTTACAGTTAACGTAGTCTCAAAGTCACCTACAGCCGTAGAGCCTTCAAAGGTCAAATCAACATCAACGCCGAGATTGACATTCGTATCAATCAAGACTCTCTCAGTTCCCGCCGTATGCATGGAGATAGTATCGGCATCTGATGAAGTTTCCACATCTATCTTAGTATCAGTATCAGCGTCTGTTATACTTGAGCCATCACCAGCCAATGCTGCTATAGAAGAAGCAGTAACAGTCTTGACTGCGTTACCACCATCTGTGTCTTGAATCAGCACTTTGTCAGTAGCGCTGACTGTTGCTGCTGTGTAAGCGTGACCAGTAATAGCGGCATTGACATTTGTCGCATCAGTAACATCGGCTGCCGCTTCTATGGCTGTGAGTTTACTTCTCTCAGCAGTGCTAATGATTGAACCCGAACCTACTGCTGATACATCGCTCAAGTCAGTAACGCTTGATGCTGAGTTAAGAACAGTGTTTGCTCCATGCTTCAAAGCGTTAGATGCACCATTGTCCAGCCAAAGCGTGTTTGCGGTAGTCCCACCGGGATTGGCTGCTACGGGTGTGAGTTCAAGCCCTGTAGGGTCAATCAATCCTGTAACGGTCAGTTTACCATTGACAGTGAGTGTAGACGAGGCAGCAGTCCAAAACAACTTAGCATCGCTTGTATGACTACCCGCACCATCTGACAACTGAACTAAACCAGTTGCTCCGCTTGCTATGTGGGTGACTGTAGAACTGTGAATCACCTTGACCCAAGCAGTGCCGTTGTATACGAACATAACCGCCTCGGTGTTAGCCAGCCCTATATTCAACCCACTGGGGTCAAAGGTAACAACACCAGCACCTGCGTTACTCACAATAACTGTGTGACCGGGAGGGAATGTTCCTGTCGGAGTCAAAGACTTAGCGCTACCACCAGTAAAAGTGAATACTTGTGCATCATCGAACTCAAAAGCAAGACTCGCAGTCAGTGCTTTAATGCGATTAGGCCCAAGCAAATGTGTGTGACGGTTCGACCCATCCTTAGCACTGAAGTAGAGGTTTGGTAAGTTGTCATCTTCGTTATACGACAACCACATAACACCGTTGCTACCAAAGTCTCCTTCTTCACCAGTGCCGTGAATGTCCTCCAAAGCAGTATGTGTGTTCAAGTGGTTTGTCGAACCCACCGCACCCGTAGTTACGGGAGACAAATAGAACGGCGAAGGTCGGACAAATACTCGCTTGTCGTTGATTTCAGAAAGTGTGAGTTTGAGGTCATTCGCAGCAGCAGCGCCACTGTTAAACGTAGCCCTGACAGTAGCCAAGACCACAGTTTGCTTATTTGAAGCAGCACTGACACCACTCATTTTCAAGTAAGCATCTGCTATTGAACCTGATATGTCTGAGTATGCACCAGCGGCAGTTGTAACGGGTGTAGTTTGAACAAACTTCGCACCCAAAGAAGTTGCTACAATGACGAACAAACACTCCTTTCCTGATGTCAAGGCGTTAGTGGTTGTACCTGCAAGGAATGCTGAGCCTCCTGTTGTGCTATCTGTTAAGTTGATAGTGACATCACCACCTGACCCATTATCAATAGTGTAAGGTACACCATCAAGAATAACGCTACAAGCCTTAATTGTGACTTGATGATTACTACCACTTACCGCACCGGGTAGGCTTGTAGGAGTGTTTCTATCACTGCTACCAAAGGCTGTATCGTGTGCGTTGAGTACACCGTTACCGTGTAGTCCTTCGTAGATGTTCGTTAGTGACGGAGATAGGATGTGGTCACCGTCTCGTAGCCCATCGTTTGCCCCTGCTGTGTGTCCTGATATTGGATTGTCGGCCATTATTTCACCTCAATGAGTATTTGTATTCGTATCTCGTTTGATTTTGTTTTTGTAAACGATGCTATGGTGTGTCTCGCTATTGGAATAGTGCTGAGTGTGCCTCTGAATTGAATGAAGACTTCTTTGAGCGATTCGTTGAAGGAATGAGATGCGTCTAAGAATCCTTCAACCAGTAGTGAAGAATCGCTTACGATACGCACTGTAGGATTGACAACCTTGGCGGGTCTACCAGCAGCACCATCACTTTTCGTAGCAGGGTTACCGTCGAAGCCAATGACCATTTCATTGATGTTATCAGCAATCGTTTCAATCAACAACCGTCTTACATGATTTGATACTGGCATTCACTCACCCCTCTCTGTAAATTTAGCAGTCTTGCTACCACCGACTTTTTCACCAGTAGCAACGCCGACCACACCTCTACCCATACCTCTCCCTATGATGAAACCATCGCCTGATACACCGTGTCCAACAATCTCTGTTACGACGACTGAAACAATTTCAACATCGCCAAACAGAGCCATGTTCTTCTCAAGAATCTGCTCGATGCTATCAACTTGGTCACCAGAATTTTTAGTACCTTGAAGTATACCCTGTAGAACGCCTTCAACGCCACTGTCTACACTCAGGAATACAAGGTCAGCGACGTTTTGAGAGAATTTATGTCTTACTTCGACTAAGATTTTTCTTTGTCCATTATACTCGATAATCATACCGGGTCGCAAGTCCCAACTATTCGGATGACCTGCGCTCGTGAGGTTACCAAGCATGACCGCATTGGCCTTCAGTATGTTACGACCAGTCTCTCTTGCTTGTTCGTTACTACGAACAGTGAAGTCACCAACAATCTGTGGTTCCTCTAACACCTCACCAGCCCGACCTGACTGTTTTTCTGAGTTGTTTACTTCAGCAAACGCAGTATCGTTTACAGCCGTTGGTAGACCCTCTACAATTACTCTGTTCGATATGTTTTCAATTGGGTTATTGATTGCTGGGCCAGTACGAGCATAGTGGTCGATAAATCGACTCTTCTCCTCAAACTGGAATGGGACGTAAAGCAAGTTACCAAACCTGTCAAAGTGGATGACTCGGCCATCATGACGGCTAATGAACCGTAGAGCATCAACAAGCGTAATACCATGAAAGTCTACACCAACGAAACTGTTGCTGTGTAGTCTTCTATCAACTTGAGAATTGCTTGGACTCAATGGCAGTGCGATGTTTACAGACGTAAGAGAATCAGCGATGTCTCTGCTGATGCGTATAGCCAAGTCTGTTGTTCTTAAGCCAGCATCAATTGGTTGTCCGAAGTGAGCCTGTGTTTGAGAAAAACCCAGTTTACTAAGTGTCTTACCCTTCATGTTTCTTACAGCAAAAGTGGTTCCAGTGCCACTATTAACAACTGAAGATGTTCGCAGTCTTTCACTATCGACACCCTTAGCATAAAGCAGCACTGGTTTGTTTTTATCGCTGTCACTGGTAATGCTTGAACCTAAGTAAACCACAGAGCCTTCGTAGTTTCGCCCATGCGTGCCTGTGTGTTTTAGGATAACAGAATCCTGTAGTTCTGTCATGGTGTAAGTGTGTGGTGTAGAGACAGCATAGGTGGTGGTTTTGCGTTGCCTCACCGTGACCTTCTTCTCCAAGTTCTTCTGTGGTGTATACTCACCAAGATGAAGGGCGTTGTCCACAAACTTTGGTTTACGCACCGCCTTCATCACAACATCCGTGTCGGCTGTTGCTCGCTTGTCCTTGAGTAAACCCATCATGCATCACCACTGTGGTCTGATGTATTGAACGATACATCTTCCTTATGTCCCTTGCTGTGCAACGATTGACTGAATCTTGGTTTGACGGTGTAGTCTTTACTCTCACCAGTTCTTCTTGGAGCATCACTCTTGAAGTGCTGTAATGTGTTTTCACTGATGACAAGTCGAGTAACAGTGCTCTTCAGTGTCGTCTTATCAAAGCCAGTAACCTCTGTTCCCGGTAACTTCGGCCCTTTCGATACTGGCACAGTGTCGCTACTGCTCTCAACAAGATACACTGGTTGGTATGGCGCTGATGTGTTAGGATTGGTAGCACGCATGTATGACCCGCTGCTTGCTCTACCGTTTGGAGTTGAGTAGGTAAACATTCCATACTTACCACCAGCAGTAGCAGTGAACGCAGTGCTACCGTTTTGCTTGCTATCAGTGTGCAAAGCCAATGCTGGTCTGAATACCGCTATGTGTTGGTTGTCGAGGAGTCGTATAGGTCGCAGCATAAACTGCACTGAATCATCAGCCATGTTTGTCTGACTGGCTACTGAACTTGTTGTTTGGTATGGGTTGCTTGTCTTTGTACCACTCATACCACTTCGTCCCCAACCTGTATCATCGAATGGACTGGCGAAACTACGAGCCTCCAAGATGTAAGTTCCACCCATAGGCTTGAAGTTACTTGTGTGGCTGAATCGCATCACACCACCATGAGGCTGAGCAGCGAAGGACAAGGCTGTCAGGTCGTAGTCGCCAAGCGTTTGAGAGCCTGACTGCATACCACCATGTAGCACAACTCTCTGACCCACACCTCTGTTAGTGTGTAGACTGTGTGCTTCTGAGTTGATGGCTACCATGTTGGCGTTGCTGCCAGTCAAGGATTCTACGGTGTCTCCGTCGATACCAATTCGTGGTGACGAGCGAGAAACAGCATCCTTGTGAACCGATGTCCCGCTGATGGATTCTACCTTGTCGCTGACTGTTGCTTCAGGTTTGAGTAGTCCGTCCTCATCGACTTCCAACCGAGCACTAATACCTCTGACAATTTCACTTGGTTGTAGTGCATCGTTTCTTGGTCGAATCAAGCCTTGACCGAATGTAGGTTCAGCAGTGTTGCTTGATAAGACAACACCTGAGTTTTGGTACACTGCACTGAGTTCAACCAGTCTGTCCTCATTGAATTGTGTTGGGAATCGTACACCACGTCCGTTACCCATGTCTCCTACTCGTAGTGCGTTGGTAGGAGCAAACACATCGACCAACGTGGTGTCTGCATTGTTGTTACCAGTGTTCTTTCTACCACCAAAGCGAGGTATTGTAACCGTTGGAGATGCTAATACTGCACCCGATGATGTATCTGAGTCAGCGGCTATTCCCTTGAGATTGAAGATAGGCTTGTTATTGTTCCATATACGGGCGTAAGGTGTTCTACCATTAGTTCTATCATACTCGTATGCATCTCCAGCATCCCATGATGGATTGATACCAAAACTACGAACAGGCATACGCCTAATATCCTCACCACGAGTGTTACCCCACCAGTCGATGAGATAATACGATACAGCATCTTTGTAGAAGTTCTTACCCATACCAGCGGAATCGCCCCACCAATCTCGTATCACAGTGCTGGCATTCTTCAAAGTGCGTAGAGCGCATCCAAATCCTCTCGTCATTCGTCGTCCATCGCTGTAACGCACCTGCCATTCGTATTTGTCGGCATTCAGCATACCAGCAGCAGTTGTTCCACGCTCAAGAATACCAACATAGGTAGTCGGTAGGTTGGTACTGCTTTGTGTGCTGTCTCCGCCAGCGTAAAGCCACCCGTTACTTGTTATAGTTTCATACTCAACCAGTGGCCCTGCTTTGTAACCAACAGCAAGATTGCTTGCACCTGAGTGTGTGGCTTGCTCTTGGAATGCTCGCATACCATAATGACCCCATTGAGGTCTGTTCCAAGCCTGTCGTAGTCCGAAACGATAACCAAACGGATATGTTCGTATACTGCTAAGTGAAGTAGTGCTCACACCATTAGCAACCGCATAACTACCGTCATCATCGTCATCTTTCCAATGTATACCAGCATTATGTGCGTAACTTTGTGGAACGTGCCACGCTGCTGATGACATAGCGTAACCGTCTAATCGACTAATCAGTGGCCCACCACGACTGCCGCAAGGCCAGTAATTGGTAAGCATGTAAGCCCCACCTTGAGCCGACAAACCACTGATGGAGTTGATGTCTGTACCGCTTAGAATTTCACCATCACCATCAAGGTATACCTTGTCACCTGCCGCAAGATTACTCTCAAATATCTCAGAGTAAAGAGTGATGTCTGCACCACTAACGCCGTTTACTCTACCAAGAACTCGCCCATTAGCAAACAAGACATCTTGGTTGCTCACCCCAGTAACTGTGTCACTCATTGTGATAACGGTAACAGTTGTAGTTGTAACCGAACTAACAGTCCCAGCAAGTGCTTTAGGTGGAACAGGTGTCTTCATTTGTAATGTAAGTGGGCCGTGACTTGCTGTATAATTGACATCTTGGTAGTGAATTGTCTCAAAGTGCTGTGGCATACTGTTGTATGCGGCGTTATTAACGGCTCTGTCTAATGTATGATTGTCACCGTTTGTAATCCAAGTTCGGCTGGCATCTGAGTAGAATGTATGAGGCCGACCCAAGTTAGGACTCCAAGCACATAGATATGAGTCAGTTGAGAAAAGACTGTTTGTGTCTCTCGTTCCTGTAAGCAACTGACTGAGATTTTTGGTCAAAACACTTTCGTTATCTTTAGTGAAGATGTCGTTTACTGATTTTGTAGAATATGATTTACTCAGTGTTAGTTTTGTGCCATCGGCTATGGTAACTCCCGTTGGTAGATGAAACACATCAGGCTCATTCATGGTCGCTGAACTGTGACTCAAGCCTTGCCGAGTTGTATAACTAAACGATACAGTTTTTCCCGTAGAAGAGTCAATGTATTGCAGTTTTTGTTCGTAATACGGTTTTTCAGGGAACAGAGAAGCGTCATCAACTTGGATAGCAGTCGCTGAAGAATGCGCTCCGACGACCTTACATGTAGGAGCGAGGCTTACGTTCTCCATAATCTTGGAGTAGATGTCAGGATAGATACTTGGGTAACCAGCCAACGTCAATTGAGCAGCGACTGCACCATAACTTGCTCGACAGAACTGATAATAGTTGTCGATACGATACAAAGAAAGGTGTCTGAAACCAACAGCCGATGCGTCAGACGGAGTGCCTTGATGCATAATACTCCACCACGGTATGCTTGTAGTAAAGCCGGGTGTAGCGTCTTTGAACGCTACGTCAGGAGTTGTCGGGTGATATGGATGACCTCGCCTTGTAAACGAAGGACTTTCCGACCCTTGAACTCCAAGTGGATTATAAAGCAGCATTGGTGGAATGTTAGCCAACTGACTACCGTGGTCAGGGTCGTGGTCAAGGATGACCTCATTCAAGAATATCTCACAGCCTCTTACGTCAGCCAGCGTAGCCTCAGCAAGAATAAGCGTGACACCACCAATGTTAGCACCGTCTGTCAAGGTTGAGTGTCGTTCTTCGTCGTACTTGATACCGATGACGAGACTCACTTGCTGACTGGTAAGAACAGCAGTGTTGTTTGAAGGAGTGGAAACATCGGGTAGAGTAGTTGCTGAAGAGTTGTTCAAGTGGAATCCAGTTACCTGTTGCGAGCGTAAGTTTGGCTGAATGACGATTTGATACGCACCAACTTCGGCAGGGTCAGGGAAGTGGTTAGCCTGAGTATAGTTACCACCAGCCTCAAGGACAATCGAGTGACCACCAGCCTTGTTCATATCTCCAGCAGTACCTTTTGACGCAAGTATACCGTAGCCGTCATACTTGATTTTTGTCTCAAACATTAGCGTAAATGCACCACCGTGAATGTCGCTTGGGCCTGACGGATTGGCTGTGAGTGAACCTACTCTCAGTGCTGGGTTGAGTGGGAATAACCTGTCTTTAACTGCCGTAGAAACAGAGGTTTGATTGTTTGTTGTACCGTCTACCTCGACCAAGTTGTCAGCCAGTGTCGTATAATCTTCGTCACGCACTAACGCTAAATGGTCGCTGTTCGCTTTTTCGTATAATCCTTGATAGGCTGGATGCGCCCAATGACCCGGCATCATTGGCATGGTAGCATTGACAAAGTGATGACCCATACGAGGTATAGGCATTGGAGTGAGTTGTGGTCTACTGTATCTTGAGTGAATAGTTGTTAGTGCGTTACCAGTAAAGTATTCTGTATGAGCCATGTCAGGACTGTTACCGCTTACCTCGGCATGGTCACGCAGTCGGCGTGCAGCAAATATACGAGCACTACCAGCAGGGACGTAGTATGACGGTGTGATGGTCAATGCACCAACAGCAAAATTATCAGCCATAAATTGAGTAAAATCAATGTCACCAACAAGGTCGTCAAACACATCTGAACTTATTGACTCATACGAAGCAATAACGCTTTCACCTGTTGCATTGCTGATTCGTATGAATCGTCGGTTATCGGCTACTTCTTGTGTTCCAAAGCCAGTAGAGAATATGTTTTCGTTGATAGTAGCGCTCGCTGTAATTGAGGTCGAAGTGTAGGAATCTACTGTAAGGGCTTGATTAACCACACCAGCGGAGTGAGTGTAAGTTGTCGGGAACTTTTCAGTGTGGCTGTGACCCATCTTTGTTATATGGAAATACAGTGCTCTGTCTTGCTGCTCATAGGAACTGCGTAGTGTGTTGTTACCAGTCGCCGTCACCCAGCCGTCACGAGTAGACTCAGGGAAGTTCTCGTCTTGTGAGATGTGCTCCCATCCTACTTCGTTCATAGTTGGCCCTTTTCTTGGAGATTTGACCACGTTGTCAAACAGATGACCAAGATGTGTTGCTCCCAAATCAGGGTGAATCATACCACCGTCACCAAATGTTTCTGTTTGATATGCTTGAATTGGGTCGAATCCACTGCGAATAAGAATGTTGCCGGGAATAGATTCGGGGTCAGGCAATTGAATTTCAAAGTTCGGAGGTATGCCGCTGTTTGCAGGGACAGGCTGTAGACCGCTTGCTAATCTTGTCGATGCAGGTTTATATGCTCTGATGACGATACCCAACGGCGAACCACCTTCAAGCGTATGCACTTGTCCTGTGTCATCTACAACACTAATATCTTCAAACTGTATTTCTTCGTTTGGTATCTCAAGTACGTTACCGATAGCAATAGGGTGCTCTTTCGCTAACGTAGGGTGCGCTATCTCTTGTGCCTGTAGAACTGGCATCATAGCCGAGTTTGTTGTCTCAAAAGAAAATCGTATGTTACCATACAACTTCTCACCCATCTGATGAGCAGTTCCAGCAGCGCCTCCTACTACTGCATCTTTAACACGAGTAATCCACGGCACTGCTCCTAAACCACGAGCATTGGATGTCGGCATAGTGACTGTCCCACCATCCATTCGTTTCCATACAACATGCTCTGTACTGAAGTTTTTGTGAGGACTGCGCTTTAATACATCGTAAGCATTGACATCACCAGCCCAAAAGATACCTGATTGAGTAGCATGAGTGGTTGAGGTCATCTGCGTCGATGGGTTGGAATTTGTAATAAAATCAGTAGCAAGGTTTCTGTTTGCTATACCCGCTGCTTCCTTATGATTTAGAATACCT